TTCTATCTTCCCAATCTTCAAGTTCAGCATAAAATCCAAAACTCACACCATTGATGTCCCCTCTTTTAACGAGTTCGTAAATATCGTTTGCTTGAGTAGTGTTTGCAAGATCTATTTCAAATCTTAACCCTACTTCATCTTCACTTAATCTTAATGTCTGATTTCTAGTTGAACCTAAGACTACATCTGTATTATGATTCCAAAGTGCCATTTGTTGTTTATCTAGTAGACTATCCTTGAAGGCACCTTTACTAAATTTCTCTCTAAAAAAACCTAATTGCTCGCTTAGTTCATTCCACTTCACTGCGTAACCTGCTATAGTTCTTTTTTCTTCCTCAGCCGTCATTTCTGATATTATTGATCTCTTCTCTATCTGCATCATCTTCACCTCCTTCGCCAACATCTTCTATATCTAGTACGTTGCCATTTACCAAATATTTGTCTCCACCGTCGTACTTATTCATATCTTCAAGTTGTCTGACTTCGTTTGGATTCATAACTCCGTTTTGCAACATCGCTACATAAAAATCCTTTCGTGCTGTTGTGTCGCCTCGAAGTAATCCATTCAAATTAAATTTTGCAAAATATCTACGTCGCTCGTTAGGTAATAATAAATCTTTATAAATACTCTGTTCTATTTTAACCGTTAAAGGCAATATAGCATTTTGAACGAATTCAATACTTTGTTGCTCTATGTTTGAAAATGTAGCTCTTGATAAATCGAAAATTTTGTGAGGCGGTACACCAAAATATCTGCATATCTCCAAGACTTGGAATTGCCTACTCTCGATCGCTTGCGACTCATCAGGTGTATTTGATATTTTAGTAAATTTCGAACCTTCTTCGAGAAATAATATTTTGTTACTATTTCCAACTCCTCGATAGCTGTCATTAAAAGAATTTTTAAATCGATTGAACGCGTTATCGCTAAGTGCAGCGGGATGTTCTACTATTCCACCAACAATTGCTCCGTTCGCAAAATACTTAGAACCGTACTCTTCTTGAGCTATTGCTAATCCTAGAGCGTCTCGTGCGATTTTCATTGGATCTATTGATTCATCTAAGTTGTCAAATTTCATTCCTCTTACATGCATAACGTTCTCAGGATATAGTATAACGTCGTCTTTATCTGTTCTAATCTTATAGTATAGTTCTTTAGTGTTTTCATTTCTATAGATTGTAACTCGACTGGAAGGTATATTCCAAAGTTCAGATATTTGACCGTTTCCATTTCTTATTATATAAGCAAAACCGTCTCCGGTCAAAAGTAAGTTTACAATAAACATTTGCCAAAATTCATATGCTGTAGTTTCTGAGTTTGGCATAACATATATTTGATTGTATAAATCATGAGATAAAGCTTTTTGTTTACCGCCTTCGCTTGTTTTGTATAGAAAAAGTGGTAAACTAGCAACTGTCTCACTTATTACTCTGACACAAGCGAATACTGTGCTAACTTGTAAAGCTGTATTTGCAGTAACATCAACTCCGCTTTTTGCGACTTGACCTCCGCCGAAAAATTCTCTCATCCAAGTTGGCGGATTCTGCAATCCCCGTACTTCTATTATTTTTTTAGTGAAAGGTATTCTAAATTTCACTTACTCACCTCCTTTATATAATTCAGTATTTTAAGCTCTCTATCTTTATTATAATGTTTGTAATTTTGATACCAATTTTTAAAGTCATTATTATTTTTTGAACTATTACATGATCCACAAGCCGGCAATATATTATTCTTACTGTACACTCCACCTTTTGACAAAGGTATGAAATGATCTTGATTTAATTTTGATTTTTTATTACAATAACAACATGTATTACCAAAAAATTCTTTAATCGTTTCCCATTCTTCATTTGTTAGATCACTTAATAGTTTCTTCTTTTTTGATCTACGTTTTGCATTTGAAATCTTTACTTTATCTTTATTATTCTTTACGTATTCCTTTTTTCTAGCCAATATGGATTCTTTGTTTTCTTCATAATATTTTTTGTATTTATCTTTATTCTGTATATAATAATCTTTGAAATACTGTTTTCTGCATCTCAATCTAGCACCTCCTATAGTACCCTAACGCCACGATCTTCGTAAACGTTATGTTGTTTCTGCTCAGGTACATATGCTCTAACCATAGCATTTATAACCGCTGCTATAGCGTCAATTCTTTGAGAATCGCTTGTGTGTTTCTTACTTAATTTAATATTTCCATTGTTGTCAACAACTTCAAAAGCGTTACTTAGACACCAAGTTAGGAGAGGATTTCCGTTGTGTATTATTTTACCTTCTAAAACTAAGTCTCTAAATTTTTTGGTTGGTTCCGAAAGGGTATTTACACCTTGTCGTATTTCAACCATCAAGTATCCTTCAGCTTCTAAGTTATTAGCGAATTCCCATCCGCTATAAGGATCGTAACAAACTTCTTGTGTGTTTTCTATAACTTTCACTTTATCTTCAACTGCTGAAATTCTTGTGACTGCACCGGGTGTTATAGTTACCCATCCGTCTTTTGACCACATTCTATAAGGTACTCTATCTCCGTGTTCATGTTCTTGACAACGCTCTGCTGGCATAAACCCGTGAGCGTCTACTGCGTAACGTCCGTCTTCTAATCTCCAGACTTTTCCTATCGCTGTTAGGTCTCTACATTTTGATAGATCGACTCCAACCCAACAAGGTCTGTCTTTAATTAACTCATCGAAATTTTCTACTTCTAATTGTTTGTATCGATCCATTAACCCTGCCATAAATTTATCGTCACTATCAGTTTGCCACAAACAACACCTTTTTACTAAGAATTCTCTTTTCTTAGATGCGTCTCCCGATCCGAATCCTATGTTGTAATTCTGCTGTATAGCTTCTTTCAATTTTATAGTATAATCATTTTCAGTCCTAAGCATTGGATTGGCTTTTATCCAGAGACTCTCGTCCGCCGGATCATCTCCTAAATCTAATTGTCTTATAACTGTAAAATAACTTTCATCTATGATTTCTTTTCTAAGTATCTTCTCGCAAATATCATGTTCTTTTTTACCAATATTATTTTCAGCGTCTGTTCCTGCTGTTGTTATGATACATGCTAAATTTTGTACTCTTTTCCCAAATCCGGAAAGTATGATATCCATAACTTCTGAAGTTCTATGGGTATGAATTTCATCTAAAATAGCTATGCTAACATTCATACCATCTTTATTTCTTGTGTCTTTACTAAGTGCTTTTAAACTTCCACCTCGTTGTTTATGTTCTACATATCCTTTTTTTACTGTAAGTCTTTTAAGTATTTCTTTAGAAGCTTGAGCCATTGTTTTCGCTTCGTCTAATACTATTCTTGCTTGCTCACGATCATATGCCGTACAAACGACCTGTGGATTTTTCTCAAAAAGAATTTCATTTGGTTTGTCAGGGGGATAGATAACATCAGACATCATTCCGTACAGTGCAATTGCACTCATTATTGTACTCTTTGCATTTCCACGCGCCATTTCTATAAACGCTCTAGTAAATCGTCTTGCTCCGTCTTTTTTATTAACCCAACCAAAAATATTAATTAAGTCGTAAACTTGAAATGGGAGTAGTGTGATTGTCTGTCCTGCAAAAACACCTTTACTTTGTTTACAGTAATTTTCTATGAATTTTATAATACGTTCTGCTCTTGATTCATCGAATACATATTCCCAGTCTTTTTCTAAGTCCTCCAAAAATCTTACACACGATAAATATTCTAATTCACCACTCAGTATTTCTTTATTTACGATTTGTTTCGCATAATCTATCCCGCGTTTCATCCGAACATATCCGTCTCTTCCGATTTTTCTACTTTATCGTTTGCTCGTTTTGTCGCGAGCTTGACCCGTGCGTGAGGACTTAAACCTAGTTCTTTTACGTATGATAACGCTGTGTTACTAAGTCTGTTATATAAAGCAACGTCTCCGTCTTCTAGCGCTTTATTTTTCAAAAGTTCTATATGACAAAAAGTAGCCAATACATTTGAATCCAAATTATCCAAAATATCTATACCGCTCATATCTGTTATTATTTTATCCCATAATTGAGATGCTTCTTTATTTTTCCTTATCGACTCAGGTTTTTCAATCTCAACATTACCTCTTTTTAATGCTTCCTTAGCTTCCTCTCTTGCATCCAACTCTTTTTTCGTGAAATGTTTTTTCCCCATTGTTTTTACCTCCTATGAATTTCGTTGTGACACTTCCTACAAAGACTTATAAGATTAGACAAATCATATATTGCCCCACCTGACTTTATTGGAACTATATGATGCACGTCGCTCATAACATTACAAGTACATTTTTCACAAATAGGATTCATTCTCCGTTTATAATCTCTAAGTTTTATCCATCTGCTTTCTGTGTAAATATCTTGTATTTCTTTATCTTTCCGATTTTTCTTATCTGCTCTATCGTTATAACGCCGATCGTGTAGGTGTAATTGACACCTGCTCTCATTGTACTCTACCAGTTCATTACACCCGTGACGACCGCAAATTTTTTTCATAAAAAACTCCCCCTCATATATATAAGGGTTTTATAGCGTTTTTTATTCCTTTTTTTCCAAAATACATAACTTACAGAGCTTTTTTCCTTCATAAAATTCATTTTTTAATTTAGTTTTTTCACAATTAATACATGTTTTATACTCACCTTTCACCCAATAAATATATTTATAATCTTCATATTGTTTAATATATTCTTTTGATATTTTTTTAGCTAACGCTTTTATACGTTTTGATATAGTGCTTTGATTAACTCCCAGCTCTAATGCGATTTCTTTTTGAATAAACTCAGGTATTAATTTAGCAAATTGTTTATCTTCATCGGATAATAATTGTAATATATCTGTAGATATACATTCATACCAACTTTTATATCCTTCTTTCAATCCAATATATAAAATCGCTTCTACGTGAGATACATTATCCATTTCAAACCAATCGATATTATTCTCTGAACTATCCTCACCTACCTGCTTGAAGTATATAGTTCCTGCAATAGCGTCTTTAGCTAATAACATGTCGTGTCGTATTTCTTAGTTATAGCTTCCAACTTTCTTTTTTCATAGTATTTTGCATTAGAACTCTTTACCCAAAACATATCCGCCAAATATTTGTAGTATCTGATCGTATCTATTTTCATATCCTCATTTGTTATTTTTTGCTTCTTCTCTGTTTTGTAATTTTTTTCCTCTATCAATATATCCATTTCTTCATTTAACAAACCCATTGATATTTCTCTTTTAAACTCATCCTCATTAGTATAGATTTTGTACTCCTGCCTTTTTGGCGATTCGATGTCTTTAGAATTTAACAAGTAAGTAGCGTACCTTTCCAAGTCAGTACCTCCTTCCTTAAGTTCTTTTTCTACTTCCCACAATCTTCCAGTATAATTAACTACTTCATAATTTAACATAATAACCTCCTCAAGGGTTAAAAGGGAATAAGGGTTAATCGGGATATTTTCTCACGAAAAGG